AGAAATTAATGTTGATGATGACCAAGTTGAAGATCGTATTGATGATGCATTAAAGTATTATTGGGATTATCATTTTGATGGTACTGAACGACAGTATTATAAGTATAAGGTTACAGGTCAGGAATTAGACGGCGCTGCAAATACCATTACAATTCAAGATGGCGGTACATTATATTCTAATAATGATACTGTAGTTATTACTGGTGGGTCAGGCGCTGCAGCTAATGTTGTTACTGATGGGTCTGGGGTTATAACCGGTTTTAATTTTGATTCCTATGGCGATGGATATTCAAATACCGATACAGTAACAGTTACTACTTCAACTGGTTCTGGTGCAGCACTTACATTAGTACCAGGTGATGGGTCGTTTACACTACCTGAAAATATTATAGGTGCTGTTCGTATATTTCCAATAGCAGATCCTGCAATTAGTTCAGATGATTTATTTAATATTCGTTACCAAATTGCTTTAAATGATCTCTATACTTTAACTTCTGTATCAATGGTACCATATTATATGGTCATGCAGCATTTAGCTGTAATACAGGATCTTTTAGTCGGACAACAACCTATACGCTATAATCGTCATACAAATCGTATATACTGTGATATGAATTGGTCTTTCGCAGTTGGTAAGTTTCTATTAGTAGAGGCATATCAGATTGTAGATCCAGAAGTATATCAAGACGTTTGGAAAGATCAATGGTTATCTCGATATGCGACCGCACATATTAAGAGGCAATGGGGTTCTAATCTCACTAAATTTATTGGCATGCAATTACCTGGAGGATTGCAGTTTAATGGCCAAAAGATATATGATGATTCAGTTGCAGAACTTAGTCAATTGGAAGAAGAAATGATTATGAATTATTCATTACCAGTATTAGATATGATAGGATAAAAACATATGCATATTAAAAAAGTATATTAAAATGAAATCGTTTAAGTCATTTGTGGCAGAAGCAGAATATCAAGGACGTAAAGTAGCTTTAGGAAAGCCTATGAAAGGCGATACTAAAAAATCTAAAGTCTATGTTAAAAACGAAAAAGGTAATGTAGTTAAGGTTGAATATGGTGATCCAAATATGAAAATTAAAAAACATATTCCTGCCCGAAGAAAGTCATTTAGAGCTAGGCATAATTGCGATAATCCAGGTCCTAGAACAAAGGCTCGTTATTGGAGTTGTAAGGCTTGGTAAATGGCAACTAATTTCTTCTTCAATAACTTTTCTTCGAGTCAAGAACAACAATTAATTGACAATCTAGTTGTCGAGTCCATTAAAATGCATGGGCTTGACGTTTATTATTTGCCAAGATCTATAGAAAATAAAGATGAAATCTATGGTGAGGATCCAGTATCTAGATATGAATCTTCGTATCTAATAGAGATGTATATAAAAGATATATTAGGGTTCGAAGGTGAAGGCGATTTTCTTTCTAGGTTTAATTTGCAAATACGAGATCAGATTACTTTTACAGTAGCAAATAGACCATTTGATGCCGAAGTAGGTGCTGCAGCTGGAATCACTAGACCTCGCGAAGGAGATTTAATTTATTTTCCTTTAAACGAAAAAGTATTTCAAATTAAATTTGTTGAACATGAGGCTGTTTTTTATCAGTTAGGTTCTTTACAAATGTATGATTTGGTATGTGATTTATTTGAATATTCAAACGAAGTATTTAATACTGGAATTCCACAAATCGATGATCTAGAGGCTACATATTCTTTTGCTACTTCTAACTATGATATTCTAACTGAAGATAACTATACGCTTTTAGATGAAGACGGATATCCATTAATTCTTGAAGAATATAACTGGCAGGATCAAGTTGGTGATTCATTAGAAGACAATACTGAAATACAATATGAAGCGGACCAAGTGCTTGATTTTTCAGAATCGGATCCATTTAGTGAAGGTGCATATTAATGTTTACTACATTTTACCATGGTACAATTAGAAAATACGTAGTTGCTTTTGGTACACTATTTAATGACATTTATATTAATCGTACTAATTCTAGTGGCGATACCATACAAACTATGAAAGTTCCTTTATCTTATGGGCCAAAGGAGAAGTTTCTATCTAGAATTGATAATGATCCAGATTTCGATCGGCCAGCTATCGTTTTACCAAGAATGGCCTTTGAAATTATTAATATTAATTATGACCCTGATCGTAAATTAAATACTTTAAATCGAAATGTTACACAGAATCCGCAAAACGCAAATCAGGTTTTTAGCCAATACCAATCAGTTCCTTATAATTTAGGTGTGTCTCTCGATATTATGGCAAAAAACACAGATGATGCTACTCGAATTGTGGAACAAATTATTCCATACTTTACTCCAACGTGGAATGTAACCATGCAGCTTGTTCCAGATATTGGCCTCAATGTTGATGTTCCAATTGTTTTAAACACAGTTAGTAGTCAAGATACTTATGAAGGAGATTATGTATCTCGTAGGGCTATAGTATTTAGTCTTGGATTTACTATGAAATGTCAATTTTTTGGACCAATTAAGAAAAGCGCGCTCATCAAGACTACTAAACTTAATTATTATGTTCCAGATGGAATAACTATTGATCAAGCAATTGCTAATTCAGCTATAGCTGAAAAAACTACATTGACTCCTGGTTTAACATCAGGTGGAGAGCCAACTAGTAACGCAGCAAATAGTGTTGATATTTCTGAAATAGACGCAGATGATAATTATGGTTTTATAACTGATTTTGATAGTATTGAGGATGCACCATATGAGCAATGATGATATTATATCACAAGCTTTGGATATAGCAAAAGACGATTATACGGTTGAATCACAAATAGTTCCATCAGATGATGATTACGAATTTGCTCGTAGAAATTTAAGAGATATTCTTGAAAAAGGCTCTACAGCTTTAGATCGTATGATTGAAGTTGCAGATATGTCGCAGAATCCAAGAAGTTATGAAGTTGTATCAACTCTAATTAATTCGCTTTCATCTTCTAATAAAGATTTATTGGAATTAACTGAAAAGAAAAAGAAGATAGAAAAAACAGAACAAAAGACAGAAACAGTTAATAATAATCTTTTCATAGGATCTACAGCTGAATTGCAAAAATTAATAAAGGGCGAATAACATGGCCTCGTCTTCTGAGCATTATCTTGGTAATCCGCTTATCAAAAAAGCAAATGTGCAAATGGAGTTCACTCCTGAGCAGATTAAAGAATTTATTAAGTGCAGTCATGATCCAGTTTATTTTATAGAAAATTATATCAAAATTGTCAATGTCGATGAAGGCCTTGTCAATTTCGAAATGTATCCTTATCAAAAAAATATAGTAGAAACATCAGTTAATAATCGTTTTGTTATATGTAAATTACCAAGACAATCTGGTAAGACTACATCTATCATGGGTCTTATTCTATGGTATATTATGTTTAATGAGAATTATAATGTTGCTATTCTAGCACATAAAGCTATGCAGTCACGAGAAATTTTACATAGAATACAGTTTGCATATGAACATTTACCTATGTGGCTTCAAATAGGAGTTATGGAATGGAACAAAGGTAATATAGAATTAGAAAATGGGTCTAAAGTATTAGCATCATCAACTACTGGATCTGCAATTCGTGGAGGTAGTTTTAACTTAATCTATCTTGATGAGTTTGCTTTCGTACCAAATAACTTACAAGATGAATTCTTTGCTGCAGTATATCCTACAATTTCATCTGGTAAAACTTCAAAAGTATTAATCACATCAACACCAAACGGTTTGAATTTATTTTATAAAATATGGAATGACGCTGAAGAAGGTAATAATGATTATCAACCAATAGCCGTTAATTGGCAAGATACACCTGGTCGAGATGAAGCTTGGAAGAAAGAAACTATAAGAAATACTTCTGAACAGCAATTTCGAGTTGAATATGGTTGTGAATTCCTTGGATCATCTAATACATTAATTGATCCAACTAAATTACAATGTTTAAGTTACAAATCACCAGAAAAAACTATGGAATTTTTTAGTTGTAATTTAAATATGTATTCTCAACCACAAGAAAATCATAAATATATAGTAACAGTAGATGTAGCACATGGTGCCGGATTAGATTATTCTATTTGTCAAGTGATAGATATAACTGAAGTACCATATAAACAAGTAGCGACATATAAAAGTAATACTATTCATACACTAGTTTTTACTGACGTTATACGAGGTATAGCTACATTATATAATAATGCATTGGTCTTGGTTGAAACTAATGATGTAGGAAAACAGGTAGTTGACAGTTTACATTATGATTTAGAATATGAAGGTATATTGACTGTCAGTAAAACTATCTCAGCCGGCCAAAGATTATCTGGTGGGTTTGGTGGTAAATCTCAAATGGGGGTTAAAACGACTACCCAGGTTAAACGAATCGGATGTACAAATTTAAAAACATTAATTGAAAGTGATAAACTTATACTTGTTGATTTTGACACAATAGAAGAATTATTTAGATTCGTATTAATTAATAATTCATTTCAGGCTGAAGATGGTCATGATGACTTAGTCATGGGATTGGTTCTATTTTCCTGGTTAATTAATCAGCCATACTTTAAGGATTTATCTGAAAACGATGTCCATAGGGCATTAGTAGATTCTGCAATGGAAGACCAGCTTCTTCCTATAATTCAAGATGATGACAATTATCCATCAAATGAAATTACAACCGTGACTTCTGCTGAATTTGATACCTTTATGGGATCCGGTACCAAAGAAAACTTGGGATGGTAATAAAGTAAAGGACTATAAAATAATAAATACGTGTATGAATATCAAGCTATAAGCATCATGCCATGCTATAAATTTTCGTAAGGGAGAATAAACCATGTCATTTCAAGTAAGTCCCGGAGTTAAGGTAACTGAGATTGATTTAACTACAATCGTCCCAGCCATATCTACAACTGAAGGTGCAATTGGTGGTGTATTTCATTGGGGTCCAGTAGAAAAGCCTCTACTAATCGATTCCGAAGAAAAACTTGCAGTTCGTTATGGTAAACCTTCTAATTTTAATGCTGAAACCTTTTATACTGGAGCTAATTTTTTAGCTTACGGTAATAAGCTTTATGTTAACCGTACGATTGACGGAGCTCTAAACGCTATCGCAAATAATGATACTGTTGCAACTGCAGCAGATCAACTCATTAAAAATGAAGATACCTTTGAAACTCAAACGTTTGGAGATGATATTCAATTTTCTGCTAAATATCCAGGTGATATTGGTAATTCCCTTGCCATAAACATCATAGCAGCTGCCGATGGTAATCTTGCAAACGTATCGGCATATAGTTCAACACTCTTAAAAAATGATGATGCTACGTATTGGAGTCTACTCAGTAATCCACCAACAACTCCAGGAAGTATTACTGATTCAGGATTAACTATTGATACTGGTAATGCAAATGGTTTCTTTCAAATCGTTGGCGCTGGTTCATTTGGTGGTGCTGCAGACGCAAATAATACTATAAATTCTGCAACGGCTTCTTTAGAAGTAGGATCAATCATTACTATTGGTAATTCTTCAATTGGAACGCAAAATTTAACAATTAAAACACTTAGTACTGCACAAAATGGTGCAACCGGTCTAGCTGAAAAAGCAGTTACATTCGAAGAGAAATTTAGACTTGGAACAACTTCTTCAATTGATCTACCATTAACGGCCAATTGGAAATATTATACTGCTACTGAAACTGCTCCAGCACAGTCTGATTATCAAGAAAACTTTGGTAGTGCAGTAAATGATGAAGTTACGATCGTAATTTCAGATGAAGACGGTAAAATTACAGGTGTTCCTGGTACAATTCTTGAAGTATTTGAAAAACTTTCAAGAGCAACAGATGCTAAAACTGAAGATGGTGCTTCTAATTATTGGAAGACTGTTGTAAATAATGGTTCTGCTTATGTTTGGGCGATCAATGAGCCTGCAGAACTTTTAGGAAATACTGCTATTAATTTAACATCAGTAACAGACCAAACATATTCTTCATCTTTTAACCACGGTGTTGATGGTAACGATGAAGCTTCGTGTTCTATTTCATCTTTAATTACAGGATATGAGCCTTACCGTAATGCCGAAGATATTGATATTTCACTTATCCTTGCAGGTAAAGCTCGTAATGAAGGTCAAATGGCACAATGGCTAATTGATAATGTTGCAGAATATCGTATGGATTGTGTTGTATTTGCTTCACCAGATAAAACTGACGTTGTTCAAAATATTTTTGGTGATCAATCACAGGACATTGTTGATTTTAGGAATACTATGGGTTCAAGCTCATATGGTATTCTAGATAGTGGTTATAAATACCAATACGATAAATACAACGATATTTATCGGTGGATACCTCTAAATGGTGATATTGCTGGTCTTGCTGTAAGAACTGATGAAACACGCGATCCATGGTATTCACCAGCTGGATTTAATCGCGGACAGATTAAAAATATTATTAAACTTGCATTTAATCCTGAAAGCGCTGAAAGAGATCTTTTATATAAGAATGGTGTTAACCCAGTTGTAACTTTTCCTGGACAAGGAACTGTACTTTTTGGTGATAAGACTCTGCTTTCTAAGCCAAGTGCTTTTGATAGAATTAATGTTCGTAGATTATTCATAGTTCTTGAAAAAGCAATTGCAACTGCAGCTAAGTTTTCACTTTTCGAATTTAACGATGAGTTTACTAGAGCTCAGTTTGTAAGTATTGTAGAACCTTTCCTTAGAGATGTCCAAGGACGTAGAGGTATCTTTGACTTTAAAGTGGTATGCGATGAATCTAATAATACTCCAGAAATTATTGATCGTAATGAATTTGTTGGTGATATCTATATCAAGCCAGCTCGATCAATTAACTTTATCCAGTTAAACTTTATTGCAGTTCGTACTGGCGTAGAATTCTCTGAAGTAGTTGGAAACTTCTAATAAATAATTAAAATCGCAAGGAGAATACCACATGGCCTTTAACATCAATGAGATTAAAAGTCAAATTGTATTGGACGGTGCTAGACCAGCGCTGTTCCAAGTGACTTTACAAAATCCAGCCAATTCCGTGGCAGATATTAAATTCCCATTTATGTGTGAAGCTACCCAACTTCCTCAAGCTGAAGTTGGTCAAGTTCCAATATTTTATTTTGGTCGACAAATTAAACTAGCAGGAGATCGTAATTTTACTGATTGGCAGGTTACTGTAATCAATGATGAAGATTTTCTAGTTAGAAATGCTATGGAGCAATGGTCAAATCAGATTAATACTCTTCAAGGCAATGTTCGAACATTTGGCGGCGCTTCACCTACTTTATATAAGTCTCAAGCTCAGGTAACTCAGTTTTCAAAAACTGGAGTTCCAATTAGAACGTATCAGTTTAATGGAATATTTCCAACTATAATTTCTGATATTCCTGTAGCATGGGAAACTCAAAACCAAGTTGAAAGATTTACGGTTAATTTTGCAGTAGATTACTGGGAAGTTTCCGGTGGTGTGACCGGCAACGCCGGCGGTGTATAATAAATATAGAGGGGGAATACTTCCCCTTTATCAAAAGTGAGTATAAATTATGGCAAATTTCTTTGGATTTGAATTTAAACGAGTAAAGGAAGAAGATAAAGATTATAATCAATCTTTTGCTCCTTTAGTAGAAGACGACGGCGCTATGATGGTAGCTGCCGGCGGTGCGTATGGAACTTATGTCGATTTAGAAGGATCAGCTCGCTCTGAAGCTGAACTAGTAACTAGATATCGTGAAATGGCTCAGCATCCTGAGTTAGATAGTGCAGTTGATGATATTGTCAATGAAGCTATAGTGCAAAATAATATTGAAAAATTAATTAAACTTAATTTAGATCAACTTGAAATTACTGATAATCTTAAAAATTTAATTCTTCAAGAGTTTGATTATGTATTGGATTTATATGAAATCAACTCACACGCATATGACGTTTTTCGTCGTTGGTATGTAGACGGCCGTTTATATTACCATATAATCATCGATGATAAAAAACCGCAAAACGGTATCAAAGAATGTCGATATATTGACCCACGTAAAATCCGTAAAGTTAAAGAAGTTAAAAAGAAACCAGTTAATGCTCCTGGCAATCAACAGGTTATTGTAACCGAACGACAAAGAGATTATTTCATTTATAATGATCGTGGATTCGCCAAAAATGTTCAACCAAATGTTGAAACTAATTCTTCAGGTGTAAAAATATCTGCTGATTCTATTGTACATATTACTTCTGGTTTAACCGATAAAAATAATATAATGGTATTAAGCCATGTTCATAAGGCGATTAAACCACTTAATCAACTTAGAACTATTGAAGATGCTACATTAATTTATCGGATTTCTCGTGCACCAGAACGTCGTATATTTTATATTGATGTTGGTAATCTTCCAAAAATGAAAGCTGAGCAATATTTACGTGATATAATGCAACGATTTAAAAATAGAGTCGTATATGATTCTGCTACAGGTGAAGTGAGAGATGATCGTAAATTTATGACAATGCTTGAAGACTTTTGGTTCCCACGTCGTGAAGGAGGAAGAGGTACTGAAGTACAGACACTTCCAGGTGGTCAAAATCTTGGAGAAATGGAAGACGTTAAATATTTTCAACGTAATCTTTATAAAGCTCTTAATATTCCAGTTAATCGTATAGAACCAGAGCAAACTTATAATTTAGGTCGAGCTACTGAAATTAGTCGCGATGAAGTTAAATTTATGAAGTTTATTACTAGACTTCAAACGCGCTTTTCAGGATTATTATTAGAAACACTTCAACGACAGTTAATTCTCAAGAAAATTATTACCCCTGAAGATTGGATAAAATTTACAAATAAACTTAGAGTTGATTATGCAGAAGATAATTATTATTCTAGTCTAAAACAACTTGAAGTATTTGAAGATCGTATTAATCTACTAAGAAATGCAGATGATATGGTTGGTAAATATATGTCTAAAGAATGGGTTAAACGAAATATACTTCAACAAACTGAAGATGAAATTGAAGAAGAATCTAATAAAATGCAAGAAGAGATTGCTAGTGGTGAAGTAATTGATCCTAATGCCATGGCGCAACTACAATTTCAACAGCAACAAATGGCGATGCAGCAAGTACAACAAGAATCAGATAAATCCCCTGAAGATAATGAAGAAACTGAAATAAATAATGAAGAAACTATTTCTAATGAAGAAAAGAAATTAGTTGAATCTATGACTAAATTTATGGAATCGATGACGGATGAAGAGTGATACTGCACAGCTATTTGCTTCCCTCCTAGCGGTAATTACGAAAAAAACAGAAGCCTTAAGGGAAAGTGTAAAAGAAGAAATCCTTGACACTATCGTTATTCCTGATGGAATTGAAGGTAGTATTGGTGAACAAGGACCTATTGGTCCTGCAGGGCAAACTGGTCCTATAGGACCACAAGGTTTAAAGGGTGATCAAGGACCAGTAGGACCACAAGGAGAACAGGGTCTACAAGGAATTCAAGGAGATCCTGGTGTACCAGGATTAATTGGCGAACAAGGGCCAGTAGGTCCACGCGGAAAACCCGGCGAAAAAGGATCTAAAGGATCTACTGGATTTCGTGGACCTACTGGTCCTAAAGGCGCAAAAGGATTAACTGGAAAACGTGGTCCTAAAGGAGAAAAGGGATCCCAAGGTAAACAAGGTAAAGTTGGTAGTAAAGGAGAAAAGGGAGAACTTGGGCCTAAAGGCGATAAGGGCGATAAGGGCGATAAAGGAGATAGAGGCCTTCAAGGTAAACCTGGAAAAAAA